TTCAGGCGACATCGACGCTATCCCACGTCAAGAGCACACCAAGGGCGCTTCTAAGGAAGATCCTCTGGCTGAAATCGGCGACCTCGCAGTTATGACTGTCGAAGAAATCGCTGAAGCTGTTGGCAAAACAGTGCGTGGCGTCAAAACTATGCTGACTCGCCGTGGTCTGGTTGCTTCAGACTATGACGGTGCTGCTAAAGCAGCTCGCTCAGCAGAGTAAGTAACCCGCTTTTTGGGTTATTGGACAACTGCTGGGCAATCCAGCAGTTGCTTTTTTATGTTCGGGGACTTAATTGAATTTATCTAGTGCGTTAATTAAACAAATACTTGACACGGGTGACTTTGAAACCTGGAGCCAGTTACGCAAAGATTATTTACCCTCCGAGTATCATAGATTACATACTGTAATCACTAAGCATACTGAAAATCACCACTCTCTCCCTACTTTCGAGAACCTCGAACTCGGTATTCGCGATCAGCAAACTAAAGAAAAACTCTTGGCCATTGCCTCGGTAGAAGTCGAGACCGATGCTGAGATGTTACTAGAGTATCTGAAAAATGAATACCTGCAAGGCGAAACTTTCACTGCTCTTGAAGAGTATATTGATAAGTCTATCGCATTCGAGACCGCTAAAGAAACAGTAGATCACTTACATGACATTGTTATGCGGCTAGAAGAGAAAGTAGATTTGGAAGACCCGTCAGAGTCTATGAAGAGCATTGCTCTGTTCGATTCGGACGAAGAAGTAGCAAGCTATCTGCCACTAGGTTTGAATGCCGACTACGATCAATCTTTCAAGTTCTCTCCGAAAGACCTTATTCTTGTCGGGGGCCGTCGCGGGGGTGGTAAATCTATTACGTGTGCGAACCTTGCCCATAATGTTTACGAAAGTGGTAAGTCTGCAATCTATTTCACTATTGAAATGGACAGTCGTTCGATTCTTCAGAGAATTTGTTCGATTGCTACAGGCATTTCTCACAATCGTTTGCGTTCACGGCAACTTGGTGTAGCTGAGTGGGAGAAGGTTGCTAAGTGGTGGTCTGGTCGTTTTGTGGACGGAGGCTTCGTCTATGACGAGTATCTGCTTCACAGAGACTATGACCGTTTCCACGAGCAGCTTCGCTCTCGCTGTGAGCTACACCCCGAAAGGCAGATTGATGTTGTGTATGATCCGTCGCTAAATCTGTCTCGACTTCGTGCTGAACTTGATAAGAAGATTAAGTCTTCTATGGATGTGGGCGTCATTATTGTTGACTACATTAACCAAGTAAAACGTGCGCCTAACTTCCAGAAGGGCGTGGGACAGTATGATTGGACGGAGCAAATCGAAGTATCCAAAGCATTGAAGAGTATGGCGCAAGAGTACAATGCTCCTGTGTTCTCACCTTATCAGATTGATAATAGTGGTGAAGCTAGATTTGCGAAGGGTATTCTCGATGCAGCAGATGCTGCCTTTACTCTTGACCCATGGACTACTGACGCAAATTGTATGACTTTCGAGTGTGTCAAAATGCGCAGTAGTGCCATGGTCTCTTTCACTTCTAAAGTAGACTGGGACAGCCTAAAGATTGGGCCAGAAACTGTCATGACGCCGAAAGAAGCTGATAATATGGCTACCGGCGAAGAAATAGACGACCTCTAATAAATACTTCTTGACATTTACTTCTCAATCTAGTATAATATGCGTTCTTGTTTACGGAGATTATCAATGGGATTAGTATATGGATCAAACAACTACACGAACTGCGGAAGAAAGAAAAAGACTACTCGAAGCCATAGACGAACTTTCAAGGGAGTTCGACAAAACACTCCAAGTCCTTATCGACCAGACTACGTGGAGTACCGAAGTGCCCCCGATACAGTTGGAGTTGCCGCTAGAGTGGACTCACCACAGTACACCGGAACCCTTGTTAAAGGTATCGGAACCCTCCACAAAAGCAACGCCGTCCCCGTCATCAACGAAGAATTCATGAAAGACATTGCGAGAATGAGACGATGAACAGTAGATTATTACCAAAAATTACAGAGCTGTTTGACATACTTGAGAATGATATGGAAATAGAAGACTGGGAACACGCGGATGTAACCCTTGCTCGCCTGTCTAAATACTTTCACCTTTTTGACGATGAGCACGCAGACTACTATCAATACGCCCAAGATGTATGTGAGAATATGTTAGACTAATGCAGGTAGATGACCTCTTATACTCAAAAAATATTGAGTTCAAACAACTGGGCAAAGACTATGTAGTTAAATGTCTAAATCCCGAACACGATGACTCGAATCCTAGTATGAGGATTGATCGAGTTACTGGTATATTTAATTGTTTCTCTTGTGGGTTCAAAGGTAACTTATTTTATCTGTATGGAGAGAAGGCAAGCAAGCTCCATATTCAGAGAGAGCTATTAAAATCAAAGATAGTGGAAAAACGAGCAGAGTGTACAGGACTACAGATGCCTCCAGCACTTGCTCCATATCTGGGCGAATGGAGAGGTATCTCTCCAGAAACCTATAAAAAGTTTGAAGCGTTTACTCACCATGATAGTCCTCATACTGGAAGATTAGTGTTTCCTATTAAGGATTTGTCAGGTAAGATTGTAGCGTTCAACGGTAGACATATGAGCGGAGGAGTTCCAAAGTATATGCTTTCTCCGCCCGGTGCTAAAATACCCCTTTTTCCGATGGATGTCGAGCCTATACAAAATAGTTGTATACTTGTAGAGGGTATTTATGATATGATAAACTTACACGATAAAGGCTTGACAAATACTATATGCTGTTTTGGTACAAAGAATGTTACTAGAGATAAATTATCCATACTAAAACTTCGCGGTATAGAACAAGCATATATTTTCTTTGACGGGGACGAGCCCGGTCAAAATGCAGCAGAACTAGTAGTAAGTATGGCAGAAGAAGCTGGCATGATAGCTAAGAACTTCTTCGTAAAGAACAAGGATCCAGGCGAGTTAAGCCAGAATGAAGTTTCATGGATCAGAAACAAACTATATTCGTAGGAGAATATTATGACGAGCCCCAAGGTTGCTCTAATAGAAACCAAACTTAGTAGAACAAATTACAAGGTAGAATTCAACCATGAGTTTGAGTTCGACCAATATCAATTATGCTCTGACCCTACAATCAAAAAAGTATTAAAAAGAGATTGTGACATAGACATTGACCCAGATCAGTATGACTGGCTTATTCTTGTGGGCTCAGATGCGCTGAAATACTTTACAAAAATAAATTCTGTAACTGAATACTCTGGGAAGAAGGTGGAAGATAAGTTTCTTCCGGTTATTAACCCTGCTATGCTGGCATTTAAGCCAGAAGCAAAAAGAACTTGGGACGATTCAAGAGACAGTATCATAGCCTACATTAAAGGAGAAGTCGAAGACGTAGAGATCAACGATGATATTGCTTTTGGAATCCAAGATACGGAGAAAGCAAATGAATTTATTCAGGCCGCCATCGACGAAGAATGTGAATACATTGCGCTCGATTCCGAGACAACTGGCCTCTATCCTCGTGACGGTTATATGCTTGGGCTTAGTCTTTCCTATAATGGTGAGTGCGGTGCTTATATCGACACTGACTGTTTTGATGAGACAACTGAAAGACTGCTTCAAGAGTTATTTACAAAAAAGATCGTAGTATTCCACAACGCCAAGTTCGATATGGCGTTCTTTGAGTATCATTTTGGATTCGAGTTTCCTCGTTTCGAAGATACAATGCTACTTCATTATCTTATTGACGAAAATCCCGGTACGCATGGGCTAAAGCAACTCGCTATTAAGTTTACTCCTTATGGTGATTACGAAAAGCCAATGTATGACTGGATCGAGCAGTATAGAAAAGAGACGGGTGTATTAAAAGCTGATTTTCAGTGGGGTGCTATTCCTTTTGACGTAATGAAAACCTATGCAGCAATGGACGCAATGGTTACTTTTGTGCTTTACGAGAAGTTTGTAAAGATTAAGCAGAATAAAAAACTCTGCTGGGTATACGACAATATCTTAATTCCAGGTTGTCGCTTCCTTACCGACACTCAAGATAATGGCGTTCCTTTTGACAAAATGCGTCTTATGACCTCGCAAGGTTTAATGCAGAAACAGATTGACGACGCTATTACAGAACTTTATAAGAATGATCGAGTACGAAAGTTCGAAGAAATTCAAGGCAAGGAGTTTAATCCTAACTCTACAGTACAACTACGAGTATTGTTATTTGATTTTCTAGGACTAAACCCTACAGGTAAGAAGACAGGTACTGGTGCTGATTCTACAGACGCCGAAGTTCTGAAAGAACTGGCAGACGTATCTGAAGTGCCTCGACTTATCTTAGATATTAGACAGAAATCAAAAATTAAGAATACATACCTAGACAAGATTATTCCACAACTAGATAGAGACAGTAGGTTGCGTACGGGCTTTAACTTACACGGAACTACTT